ACTGAGAAGATGGGCTTGCTCGGCAAGATAGGCGGATTCTTCAAATCCAAGGGAATGCAGTCGCCGGAGCAGGTCGCCGCGGCATTTCAGTCTGGCGAGATCGGCCGGCGGAACTTTGAGGGTGCGACGAAGTCTGCGCCGGAGGCTGACATGGAAACGATCTTCCAGGAGGACGAGAACGAAGGGTATGCGGATTCGGACAGAGAAAGCTATGTCGGCCAGAAGGCCTACGACGAAGATCCAAGCGCTCCTCCGCGTGTGTCACAGTCCTTGGAGGCGGCAAAGCAGATGGACGCCGCCGGCAAGAACACTGATGAAATACGACTCACGACCGGATGGTTCAAGTCTCCATACGACAAGATGTGGAAGCGTGAAATCACGGACCACGAGGCGAAGCTGACGCCAGAGTTTGAATCTCTGCCTGAGTCGAAGATGTTCTCCAAGCAAAGCGAGATCACGCTGGACAAAGCGCTTGACCATCCTGAATTGTTCAAGGCGTACCCCGAACTGAAGAACGTGAAGGTTGTGAAGCGCGCCGGCCTGTTCGACTTTTTCGGTAGCCTGCAGGGGTCATTCAACCCTGAGTCCAATACACTGTCAATCACCCCATACGCCAAAGATCCGGCCAGCACGATGCTCCATGAGGTCCAGCACTGGATTCAAGAGAAAGAGGGTTTCGCTGTTGGGGGAAACGAAAATAGCGCGGTGAACTCGCTGAGTCCAGAAAAACTCATGCAGGTCGCCGGGAAGGCGCTGAACAAGAAAGTAGAGTCGTTGGATAGGGCGGCCACAGAGTTGGAGACGGCCAAGAGGGCTCTCGATGTTTCATCGCAGTACAGGTCTGATATTGACGCTCTAAAGAGGCTTGAAGCGGACCAGCAGGCTGCATCGATCAAAAAGGATGCTACCGGTTCAGACGCGGATAAGGCCGCTTGGTTTGAGGCCTACAACACGGCCAATCAAGCCAGATCAGCACTGGCCAAGAAGATATCTGGGAATGACAGCAATGGATTCAGAACCTTTGAGGAGGCGATGTTCCTTCGTGCCGTCGAGGATGCCAGCCCTGAGACGGTGAAGAGAAGCGAGAATAGGTTCCTTCAACTACAGAAGGAAGTCGCTGACATACGATCAGGCGATCCAGAGGCTTTGAAGAAAGTCATCAAGAGCAGTGGTCTGGCGTTCGACGCCTACAAGAACATCGCTGGTGAGATTGAAGCGCGTGACGTTCAGGCACGTCAGAAGTACACGCCTGAAGAACGAGCCGAGAAGTCTCCGATGACGTCCGAGGAGATAAACGCTGACGACGTGATAACGATGAGCGGCTCCGGTGATAAATCGGAACGACTCTCTGTCCAGCAGGCCCCAGTCCAGGGACGCATCTTCGCGCCGCCGGATCCGCGCACGCCGCTGAAAAAGCAGTGGGACGAGATCGTCAATCCGCCGAAGCCGCAGCCGGGCCAGAATGAGCCGCTGAAGGGCAAGCTCCGCCAGCAGACGATCGATGCTCGCGCTGGCATCGAGGCTCTGTCTCGGAAGGCCGGCGACGACATGAAGGCACGGACGTCGGCCATCTCCGCCACACGCAACGCTGACGTCTCTTCGCAGTTCGCATCGGCATTCCTGGAGCATGGCGCCGGTGAATACGTCGGCACGTTCGGCGACGGGTACTTCCGCGCTCGCAAGGGTGGCCCTCACCCATTCGCAAAAGGTGGATTCTTTACGGAGGTCTATAAAAAAGGCAAGCTAGACCAAACACTTCACTACCTCGCCGGCAGCCGCGCTGAGAAGTTGATGGGCGAAGGCCGCGAGAACCTGATGACTCCGCAGCAGATCGCCACCTACAAGGCCTACGGCAAGGATCCGGAAGTGAAGGCGGCGGCCGACCAGTGGAAGGTCTTCAACGACCAGATGCTCGACATGCTGGAGGCTTCCGGTCGCTTCGATAAGGCGACGATCGACAAGTGGAAAGAGGGGAACTACCTATCGTTCTACCGCATCGATCCGGATGGCCTGTCCGTCTCCGCCCCGGGCGGCGGTTCACTTTCCTCGCCAGGCAGCATCCGCGCGCTCAAGGGGAGCAACAAGCAGATCGCGGACCCGCTGGAAAATATCGTTCGCAACGTGAACGCCATCACGTCCATGGCCATGAAGAATGAGGCCATCCGCCGGGTGTCCCGCGACGGGCTGCAGTACGGGTACATGAAGCCGGCGGTCAAGGGCGCGAAGAATACCGTGACGGCCTACGTCGACGGAAAGCCGAAGCGTTACGAGGTGACCGACCAACTTCTGTACGACTCGGTGTCGGCTTCGAAGATCCCGCTCAACACGTTCTTTAAGCTGGCCGTCATGCCGGGTAACTTCCTGCGCGAGTCGGTCACCCTGTCCCCGCCGTTCATGATCCGAAACATGCTGCGTGACTCCATGGCCGTGTGGGCCCAAGGCTACACGCCGGCGCCATTCATGAACGTCATCAGCGATGCAACGACCGCTCTCACCGAGGGCAAGTCGTTCACCGATCTGGAGCGGCTGGGCGTCGTTGGTACCGGAATCCGCGGCGAGGGTGGCGCGTCTGGGACGGCTGATACCGCCCGTGACATGATGGACCCGTCTCGCATGAACCCGCTCAAGCGGGTGAAGCAATACATCGACGACAAGTCCCGCAAATCGGAAGCCACGAACCGAATCACCGTCTACGACTCGGTGATGAAGCGCACCGGTGGAGACGAGGCGCAGGCGGCATACGAGGCTAGAGAGTTGCTGAACTTCAACCGCCGCGGCGGGAGCAATATCGTCCAGGTATTGACAGCGATGATCCCGTTCCAAAATGCTCGCTGGCAGGGTTTCGATGTCGGGATCAGATCGGCGACTGGGCGTGGCGCGAACAAAAACATGCGTAGGCAGATGATCGTCAGGGCTGCATCTATGGCCGCCATGACATCCGTGTATACCGCGCTAGTGAGCCAACTGCCGGCATGGCAGAACGCTACCGAAGAGGAGCGCGAGAACTCGTGGTTTATCCCGACCGGCACTGGTGAGGCCGTCAAAATTCCGGTCCCGTTCGAATTTGGGTTCGTGGCGAAGATCATCCCGGAGCGGCTGACAGCCATGATGATGGGGCAGGAGGACGGAAAGCAACTACTCAGTGCGTTTGAGAGATTTGTTCGCTCTACTATTAAGGTGAATTACGAGCCTCAAATTTTAGCTCCATGGATGGAAGTCGAAAATAACAAGGACCGGTTCAGGAATCGAGAGATAGAGTCGCCGTGGGTGAGAAAGATTGAGAAGAACTATCGCGCCGACGAGAATACGACCGAGCTTGCCAAAGAAATTGCTCCATACACGGCATTCTCTCCGCTCCAGATTGATCACATGCTGCGTGGATACCTCGGAACCACCGGCATGTACGCGGCCAACCTTATCGACTTCATGATGGGGCCTCAGCCGGTAGCCGACATCCCTGACCGGAAGATGAGCCAGATGCCCGTATTTGGAAGCCTATTCCAGCGCGAGGATGGCGCCCGCAAATTGATCGAGTTCTACGCCGTGCGCGATGCGGCCGAGCAAGCCGCGGCCACTCTCAAGGCGGCTGCCAAGGCGAGAACGCCACTCGACAAGGCAGAGCGTGACAGAATGGCTAAAGGTGCTCAGTTCGAACGGCGCACCAGAAAAGCTGATGAGCGCATGAGTCAGGCCACCAGAATCGAACGTCAAGTCCGCGAGGATGTGAAAGCCGGCAGATTGACACCGTCGCAGGGACGCAAGACGCTCGAAGAATTACGCGGCAAGAAGCTGGCAATCGCCGAACCAGTTGTAAAATTAGGGAAACAACAATGACACCTCCAAGCAGTCTCTACTCTTTAGAGGTCACTCCTCTCGCGGAGTCCAAGATAGACTTTAGCAATAGGAAAGAGGAGCGACTGATGCCACCAGCCGTACCCCTGACACAACTAATGGCAATGATTGTTCCTACCGCCAACTGGCCGTGGCCGATTGTTCTCCTGCAAGGGGTGTTCACGATAATTTTGGCCGAGTTGATGTCGACGAACGTGGCCTTGAAATGGCTGTTCATCGGAGTGTGCCTGGACGTTTTTCTGTTTCTCGTCCGAAGCTGGCGCATGCCCGATACTCACCCGTGGTCGCTCATTATCCCGGACGTCTTGGTTCGGTTTGTAGCAATTTGGCTGTCATGGTCGCTGGCAAAAGAGTCAGCGTTCCAGTTCTCCTACATGGGCTTTTCAACCAACCCTGGCGAAGTGCTGGCCGTGTTCTTCATCACGATCGTGTGGGCCTCCGCCGGCAAGAGCAGCGAAAAACTTGGAATGCCGTGGCCAAGTGGCGTCATGTTTCTGTTGAACAAGGTTCACTCCTCGCTTGACGACGCTGAGTTGGGTGACCGGGCGTTCAGCGTACTGACCAAATTCACGCAGAAGACCGATCACGGTACGACGACGACGGAAAAGAAGACGACGGTAGTGTCGACGCCGCCGGAGAAGTTGAACTAGCGCAGCATCTCGCTCATCCGATCGCTGGCCCGGCGCGTGAACTCGGGGCTAAATTTGGCATAGCTTTTCTCGGTGATCGCCGTCGACGAGTGACCAAGCATTCTCGACACCTCCAAAATTGGCGTACCGCGAGCGATGAGGTTCGTCGCAACCGAATGTCGCATCGTATGCGGAGTGGCGTCCTTGATCCCGCACAGTCCGCACACTCGATGCCACTGTGCCAGGAAGTCGGCGTAGTCTACCTTCCCGAGCACGAACGTCTCGTTGCCTTCGCACTCCTTCAGTATCGATTCAATGCTGGCCGTCACCGGGATCACCCCGCGCTTCTTACAGCGCTCGTGGACGCCTTCATTGAAGTCGATGATGCCGTTGGATACCTGCGACCACTTCAAGCCCAGGATGGCGCCGATACGCTGCCCTGTGAGCAAACACAGATGGATCGCCTGGTCTACCCAAATCGGAACGTCCTCGCGCCGGGCAGTCTGCATGAGAAGTTTCATTTCATCGGCCGTCATCCATCGCTGCCGAGGCTTCGTCTCAGCCGGGATCTTCCACGTTGGCAGATCCTTCAGGTGCTTGTTATCGACCAGCCACTGCGCGAACACGGCGATGTCGGCCAGCGAGCGGCGCACCGTGGATGGCGACAGAGTCTTCAGTAGGCGGTCACGCTCTTTCTCGACGGCCTCACGCGTCAGTTTCGCCGGCGCCAGTTTGTGCAGGCCGGAGAAGTGCTTCCAGCTTGAGCGGATGCGGCGGGGTTCCAAAACGGACTTGCTCATGTACCAGCGCGGGAACAGGTCGGACAGGGTCATAACTCCACCTCCTGAACTTCGCAACAGCCCTCCATCGCCTTAACGTAAGCCTCTGGCGATACGTTAATCTTGCGAATCATTTGCGTGGTCTTGGCGTCGATCACTCGCTGTACTTCAGGAAGCTGCGTTCCAGCCAACTTTTTCTCCAGTAAGTGGATAAAGATTTTGTCTTTATCGTGATCAGAAAAGTGTCCGTAGTATTCGATATTCATGCTTTCCTCGCCCAATCTGGTGTCGCCCACGGGCCGGCTTGCTTGGATGCTTGGCGAGCACGATCGTGCTGCAGAAACGAACGTAGACCGCGATACAGGACATCGTATCTAGTGATCTGCATTTCGTAATACGGCGCGCATCCTTCGCGACGAGGTTCAGTCTTATCGGTAGGTCCGGTGAGGTGGATTCCTATTGAGTGGCCGTAATTGCGGTCGACGTGGACGGATACGACTTCCATTTTGGCTCCATCGTCCAACAGACCAAGTGCGTCCAATGCCAGAATTACAGCTTCCGGCGTGATCTTAATCAGCATTACTCTCCCCACCTCGCGTTTCCCATCTGCGACTCACCGGTCATCATGCGGCCTATTTGAGCATCCTGCACCTTCCGCTTCTCCTTCATCCGCTTCCGCTTCTCCCACATCGGCTTGCCGTACTTGACGTCGTCGGAGTAATTCCAGTTCGTCGCCACGCCGCGGAGCATGTGGGCCTCGCGGATGGAGTCGGGGATGTCTCCTATGCCGTCGAGTGCCACTAGATACTCGTTCGCCAGCGTGGCCGTCAGCGCGGAGTATTGGTCGCGCTCGAAGGTCCGATGTTTCAAATCTTCTGATAGTCGGCAGACCGCAGTGCCAAGCTGAGATACCTCGCCTTCCAGATGATCTACGAGCTCGGCCGCCTCTGCATTCCGCTGCGCGTTCCAGATGTTCTTGATGAATTGAATCATGTTGGGTGCCATTGACAGAATAACTGGATTAATCCATAATGTCAATAGTGCCAAGAAAATCAGGACGACCAGTCAAAACATACACATGCAACACTTGCGGCAAAGTGCTGTCAACGATACTCGTGCGGACGCACGGGCCGAAGTGCGAAGGGAAGCCGAAATGACCACCTCCCCCAATGGCATCAACCTCATCAAACGCTTCGAAGGCCTGCGCTTGAAACCTTACCTATGCCCGGCCGGAATCCCGACCGTGGGCTATGGACACACGAAAGGCGTCAACCTCAACGACCCGGAGATCACCGAGGCGGATGCCGACCGGCTGCTTGCCGAAGACCTGAAGCTGTACGAGAAATCCATCGGAGAGATGGTCAAGGTGCCGATCAACCAGAACCAGTTCGACGCGCTGGTGTCGTTCGCGTTCAACCTCGGCACCGGTGCGCTGCGATCGTCGACGCTCCTGCGGAAGCTGAACGCCGGCCAGCCGTGCTCGACGGAGTTCGATCGGTGGGTGTTCGCCGCCGGAAAAGCGATGCCAGGTCTGGTACGGCGCCGGGGGGCAGAGCGTCGGCTATTCGAGTCAATATAAAAAATGGCCACCAAACCGGTAAAGGCTGGTGGCCGGAGTGGCCCAAACCCATCAATGTCCAGATCGATCATACACCTGAACCGCGGCGCCCTGCACTCAAAAAATATAGGAGTAGCAGCAAGACCACGATGACGAGGATCGCTTGCCTGAGCTCCATGCTGACATTGTCTCATCAGCAGCCTTTGTGGCTGCGGTGCCACTCGCGACCATGAGCGCTGACGGTGAGCGGTGATCGCCGGTGCCACTCAAATCCATTGGCGTCGGCCGGCGGCATCGGATGCGGACAATGCCGGTGGCAGAGCGACGGACAGCAGAGAGACATCTCCTCGCCAGGCTGCGGTCCGCAGACGTCGCAAGATGCCTTGGGGAGTGCCTTGCGTTTACCGGTTCTCGGCATGCGCCTCCATTTCAAACGGGTCGCTCGCCGCATCGCCCAGTTCGCGCGCTTTCGCTTGGCGCAACGTCTCCTCGATCGCGGATCGGCCGGGGACGTCGACGGCCGGCGGGTTCTCGCAGCAGAGGCAGAAAATCTGTTCGTCGGTCATGCTTCTCCTTTGTCGACGACTGGAATCACGATTCCGTGCAGCCAGCCATGGCTCCCGGGATTCACCACCGTGAAGCCATGCACCCATGGACCGCGGCCGGCCAGAAACTTCTTCCACTGCTTCTTGTACTTGCGGCGGCTCACAAATCCACCTTCGCCAGCACCGGCGGATCAGGAGTGATCGGAATATAGAAATGCGTGTATCCAAGGTTCA